AGATATATCTTATCGAAAAGTTCAACTTCATGACCAGCTACAGCGATAACACGGTGAAAGAGTTTATTGTTAGTTCCTGTAGACTCATCGTATACTATAGCTCCACCAACACGCATCTTGCCATATATAATCTGATGGTCTAGTGCTGAACCCCTAGAGTTTACCTGATAGCCACGATTAGAGCCAGATACTTTAGGCTTAGGGGTAAGTGCGTTAAGTGCTAGGCCAAGGGCAAAATTCATGGCAAAGGCACTTGCTGAGAAAGCTAATCCAAATCCTGTATAGATAGAAAAGGTAACTGTTGTTGAACTTGCCAACGCTCCCAAGGCAACCATAGCCATAGTTATTTACCCCCAAGGTATTTAGAATATACACGTTCAACCATATTGAAATCTAGCCTCTCAAGTACTACATCAAACGGTTGATGCACCTTAGTATTAATTGCTAAAACAGAGACACCATCTTCTCTTAAACACTCTTCAGCAAACTTAATTAGCTTTATACCAGTAAAACCTTTACGGTAATCCTTGTGTAAGTATATTATGTCGTTAGCTGCAAATAGGTGGTCTTTATAATGAAGGTTGCTGTTTACAATAACTACGAAGTAACCCACCAATGTGCCTTTATTTCTGGCTGTAAATATCCGAAGATTTCCCCCCTGTTCTAACTCGTAGTAAGATTTCCAGTCAGGGTTTAACTTAATGTGTTCTTTGTTTAGTGCTACCTCATTCCAGTGTAACTCTAAAAGGTATTTAGAGTCATCTTCAACTTGGTTTAAAAACTCTTGCTGATACTTAATCACCCTTTACGACCCCACAGTGTCTCTTTATCCTGCATATCTTCTATAAAGTCTAAACCTAAATCTGTAGGGTATACAGACTTCTGGTAGCCTGATGTAAAACGGGCAACTCTAGCTCTTTCAAGATCAACTAACCTGTTCTCCACTAACAGTTCTATGGTTGATGTCTCAGCAGACTCAGATATATTCATCTGATCCATGTAACCAGAGAATATTGAGTTTAACTCAGTTGGTGCGCTAGTAGTACCGAAGTAGATATTAGCTACACGACCCTGATAAGGCTCACTGAGTGCTAAGGACAAGGCTGGGTCAGATACCCCACTGAGAGTTATGTTAGCCCCCTTTACGTCTAACTCAGAGGTCTCTTCAATGGTTGAAATGTTTAGTATGCTACCTACACCAGTGTACGTTACTGTGGGGGATATAGTAAGAGTGCCTTGCCCCGTCCACATACGAATAGTAGTGGTGTCAAAAATAAGTTCAACAGCAAAGAAAGGGTAAACCGTGTCTGCATTTATATTAGTGTCTGTCGTAGCTGTCAGGTCTCTTGAGCCATAGTTAGACATGGTGTTTCCTTATGTAATAACTTCTACAGCTTCAAAAGATATACCGTAGGCAGAAGCATTATTGATTGACCAAGAGGTTACATTCTCTAACAACCTAAAGACCCCTTTAGGGGAACTTAACACTGCTGTGGAACTTGTGTAGGCAGTTCTAAGTGAAGGCCATACCTGTATTGTACCGTCACCAGTTTGATCTAACAGCACTTGATAGAGTTTAGAAGTACCAGCGGAGCCTAGTTGTATGTAGTCACCAGCCTTAAGGGTACCTGTCATAACTACAGTAGCAGAGTCAGCACCAACCGTACCAGTTACTACACAAGAACTAACGTCACCTCTTGGTGTAGCATAGTCAGGATCACCTAATAGGAATGTTCCTTGTGAACCCTTAAGACCCACTAGCATAGCTTTCCACTCAGCAGCTAGATCACGTCTTGTTGATGGGATAGTAACTGAGGCTTCCCACCTTTGACCACCATGTACTACAGTCTGTTGTTTATACGTGAAGGGAGACTGAGAGGTAGCTACAGCATTAACTGCACGTAACTCAATACTTTCAATCCCTATAGTAGTTGGTGTACTTAGTGGGTACGTCAGTGCCATCTGTTATACTTCCTTTACCCGAAGGTTGCTTTCATTTGTCCACCACGGCGACGATCACTAATGATAGAACTCTTAGTCATTTGGGCTATCTGAGGTGCAGCCTGTGCAATGATTTTCTTAACGCTGTCGTCACCATTAGCTTGAAAGTTAAAGTTCTGATGAATGACAACGTCACCAGCACCACCTTCTGCCTGTACCCCTAACTTACCATTGGCACCACGCTTGAGTGGCATAATAGCTTCTGGGCCAGCCTCTCCCATTAGGCCAGTACGACCTCCTGACATACCAAAGTTAGTAGGAGAACTTACAACGCCGCCACTGGCAAAAGGTATTACGTTACCACCGTAAAAGGCACCACCCTCAGCAAAGGGTCTAGTCTGTGGTCTAACTGAACTTTGCATAGGTCCACTTACACTATTAGTACTTACACCACCAGCCAAGAACCCATCTATAGAACCACTGATCATACCTGTGATTTTTTTAACGACATAGATTTGATACAACTCAGCAATGATAGCCCTAGCCATATCTTTAAAGGCATCAGAGACACTCTTAGTACCGTCTACTATAGATGTAAGTGCATCGCCCATACTGTTAGCTATAGTGTCTGCTAAGTCTTTCTGTGCTTGTCTCTGTTCCTCAAATACCTTAGTTAATTCTTCCTGTTTAGCTACGTCCTCAGCTAAGGCACGAAGGTCTTCTTCTTTAGCTTTCTTATCAGCGTCCCTATTCTGGAACTGAAGTTGCATGAAGACTTCTTGTTCCTTACGAGATTGACCCTCTAATCCAAACAAAGCCTTACTTAACTCTATCTGTCTTTCCAGAGCCTTGATTGGGCCTTCCATAGTTGTTGGTTCTTTGCCTTTTGGTCCTGTTGGGGCTTTAGGTGGCTTGGCTTTAGCACCTGCAACTCTGCTTTCCCCGTATGCTTGATATGTCAATAACATCTGATATTCTGCGTCTGACATATTAACAAGACTAGCTGATATTTTTTCACTAACTTCTAATTGGCGCTTTTTCTCTTCTGTTATCTCTTTATTAGTTTCCAAGATGCCTTGTAGTTCATCATATTGCTCCATGAAATCTTGTATTTGGACTTCGTTTAAATCTTTTTCTTTAAGAGACAATTCAAAATTTTGTCTAGCTACAGCAGCTTTACTAAGGGCTATAATTTCTGCATCAGCCTCAGAGTGCTTGATAGAGTTAGCTAAGTATAGTTGTTGATCTAGCTTTCTTTGTATTTCAGATAGCGTGGCCTTCTTTTTATTTCTTATATCGTCTTGTTCTTTCTCATACTTAGAGTTAACTTCAAACAGGTTAGTTTCGGCAGCAATTTGTTCTTTAAGAGCCTTTGCCTTTTTAGAATCTCTTTCATCTTGGCCCTTAGCTATCTGCTTACCCCAAGCCTCCATGATTCTTGCGTTGCGTACTAAAGCATCCTGTTCTCTCTTTTGGGTATCCTCTTGGTCCTTAGCTAACTTCTTTCTGTAGGCAGAAATTTCATCTTGTAAGCTAAGTTCCTCAATAATACGATCTATACGAGTAATCATAGCTTGAGACCCATGCCTTTCGTACTGTTCACGCAGGGCCAAAATTCGTATTACGGACTCTTCTGTAGTTGTACCTTTCTCAAAAAGGTGTAAAAACTCTTGCTTTGCAGCTTGAAATTTATTAATCTGTCCCTTCATATACTCAAGGTTTTTTTGACCTTCTGGACTTTTAAACATATTTTTGTCCAGAACTTCTATATTCGTTTCAAGTTCTTTTATAGTCTGATTAATCTTAGCAACAATACCAGAACTATCTTCATCCCTAAATAGGTCAGATTTAAACTGGTCTAATATGCCAGCATCTCTAGTCAAGTAAGCCTCACCAGCAGCCCTTGCAGACTCTTGTGTTACATCCCTTAACTTTTTGAGGTAGTTGTCTGCACCCTCTGAAGCAGCAGCCCATGTACCAACAAGTTGAACCTCTAAAGTATCGTTTATAGAGGCAATATTGGAGTAAGCACTTTCTAGTTCCTCTAATGTAGTAGTAAGATCATCAGCACTACTCTTAGACCTAGAGAACGCAGCACCTACAGCGGTAACAAGGGGAACAACAATACCAAGTGCAGCACCTATACCAATCCAAGCAGGGTTCATCATGCCAAGTACACCAGTAAGCTGAGTTAACTGTTGACCAGCGGCTACCCAAGCATTAGTTCCTGACTGTACCTGTACGATGAAGTCACCAGTTTGGTAGCCTAGCTGTTGCATAGCCATACCATTAGCATTCATCTTGTTCTTAGTTTGGTGAGCCTGTCTTGACAACATACCAAGACTTGAGGTGGCACCAATAGATGAGGTACTTAGCTGGTTTAAAGACCCAGAGTAGTTGTCTGTACTAGCAGCAGCCTTATTAGAAGCAGTGGCAGCTTGATAAACTGACGTAGAATAATCAAAGACAGACTTCCTAGCCCTTATACCTAAGCCAGATAGTTTCTGTAGTTCTGTAGCTGATTTCTTAACAGCCTTAGTGTACTGATCAGAAGTTATTCTACCAGTAGCAACTTCTTTAGCCAGCTTAACTATACGCTTTTCTAAAGCCCTTGACTTTGTAACGGCCTTGTCTAAATCTGTCGTATCGGTTACGAATTTAAGGTCGATAATATCAGCCATTGTTTACCCTCATATAAACTCCGTCAAGCCTCTTAACCGCTTCTACTTCCCAAGCTGTCATAGGCGTGTCAGTTAGTTCTTTCCATGCTTTTATTTGTTCGTATGTTATCGGGTTAGGGCCACTAAAGCCACCAGTTCTTGAGTTGCTTAACGCAATAAAGGCAGACCAGATATGAGCCACAAGAGTTGGGAAGTCGGGTCCATCCAATTCTTTTAGTTCTAATCCTGTCTGCCTTTGTACTTGTTCCAAGTGTTCTCTCTCGGTGGTTCCAGATTCATCACGCTGATTAAGTTTGAAGTTAAATTCAGCAAACTCAACTAGGTCATTAATCAGCCCTTGGTAAAATCCAGCGAGTCAGCTACAGCCTCCTCAATCTGATCTTTAATCCAAAACACTTGTTCGTAAATCTCTTTGGCTGTATCAGCAGAGTACTTAGGCTTCTTACCATCATATGTGATATTCCAAGACTTAGTTGCCTTGACTAACACTTCTAGGGTAGCCTCTTCAATACTCTCAGCCGTAATATCGACCTTCTTCTTTCCTTGGGCTTGCTTAAGCCGTTTGTTAGTTTGATGATGCAAAATACCCTTGTACTCTTTAGAGTGGGGTGCATACATAGTAATTGTCATTTCTGACTTGTCATCGTTAGTCAGAGGTTCCAGTGTTGTAGGGTGTACAATAGTAACGTCTACAGTGTCACTGGTCGGTGTTAAGTTCTTTAAGTCCATTGTCAGGTTCCTTGAGTCAGGGTTAGTCGGGTAGATTTAAATGGGGAGCATCAGACCCGACACCAATGCCCCCCGCCCTAGCTAGGGATTAGGATGTACGAGTAATCTGAAAGTTTGTTGCAGTTACGGTGTCGTACAAGGCTGTGAAACTTAGGCTAATCATACGACTAGTTGGGCCATCTACACCTACATCGGCAGAGTTGATCTTAACTCTTGGGAATAGGAATGTATAAGGGTTAGCGGCTGTCGGGTCATCTACCGACACCTCAATAGCTGACTCTGTTTCGTTAAGGAAACGATTAATCAAAGAGTCATCCTGAAAGTATGCGGAGAACGAGCCAGTGACTTCTGCGCGTCCAACCTCAAGTGCTGGGGTCTCACTGTCACCCACGACAAAGGTAGGTGCAAACGAGTTGGATACAGTAAAGTCAATCTGGGTGATGATAGGCGCAGAAGTAAGAGTACCCCCTGAGTTGCCAATTTTAAGGTCTCCTGAGTAGGAGTCAAAAGGGGAGTTAGTCGAAGCAGCAGTTACCGTGACAGCTTCAGCGGCACTCATAGACATGCCCTTGCCTACCATGCCAAATGTAGTTGTGATCATCTGGTTAGGGGCAATGGAGAAACCCATAGTGGAAACAGTTTGACCAGAGAACAGACGAGCCTGATCAATGTCAGCAGAGTAGTCCTGTATAGAAAAATACTTAGGGGTTGTGCCAACTTTTATTACGTCAGCGGCCCAAGTACTAAGCATGGCAGACTCAATAAAGGGGTCGAAATCACCTTTACGAAGGTCACATACAATGTCACCAGCAGATTGTTTGTTACCGTGACGTTCATGGCGAGGCATACGGTCAGATTGAATATCAGTACCAGCAACCAAATCTTTAGTTAGGTTTAACCCGTGTGAAGTAAACGGTAGGTTAATGTAAGTCTCTGTTGCTGGGGCGGGGGAGACCCCGAAAGTAGATTCCACGGCATAGGCCAAGCTAGATCGTGAACCCTGTGCGAAGGTAGGCATGTGTTATTCTCCTAGTGAGCAAGGCTTACGCCTCTATTAATTGTATATATACCAACCGATATTAATC